TTCTCAATAAATTCTGTTGCTCCAGCTGCCAAAGTCATAGATCCGATTCCTTGATAATCTGAATCTAATAGAGTAATAAGGTGAGCGCCAGTATCAGAATTGTACAAACGAACAACAGTTGCTTGACTAAAACTAGATGCAGTTCCAACAGTTGTTGGTAGAGCAGCTTGTGCTCCAAGAAGCAAAGTTCGTGACATTATTCTTGATCCTCTTGTTGGTCTTCATCATACTCCTCTTCGGAGTCATACTCTTCATCTTCCTCATCTTCTTGATCTGGGTCGCCAAAAAGACTTGTGGCAACAGTTCCTCTCACGTCATCGATTCTTCCAGACGACTTTGCAAAAAGAACGTCTTTGATAGCATCGCTGACTTCGGATGCAGATCGATCATCAATGATCGCATCAATAATTTCAGAAGGAGTCATGTTAATTTTCAAACCTGTATAATCTATTTATCAGTGATTAGATCTCTCCGCCTGTTGGGGCCTCTGTTTCTTTAGCAGAAATCTCTTGATCTTGAGGAACGTCACCCAAATTTGTAGGTTGTCCATCTGCACCGATACCTTCAAGTTCTGCAGGATCGGGAAGAATACCCTTCTCAATCTCATCCTCAATCTGAGCATCAATCTCAATGATTTCTTGATCAGTTTGTCTGAGAATGTTTCTACGAACATACTCAACAGAATAGTATTTGCCGAGATATGGTTCTACTTGAGAAACAACTCCAAGACGGCTGTTCATCAGTTCAGCATCTTTCAGTTCATCAAATTGATTGTCGTAAATGTAATCAAATTGAATGTGCTCACGCATCGTATCCCAATCTTCGGGAGTGATGATGTTTTTGAGCAGTAACTGAGTCTTTAAGAGATCTAAAAAGATATTGCTAAAACGTTTGCGGAGACGACCAACAAACTTGGCAAACTTAAGTTCATCTCTCAAAATCTCGGAAGAACGTCCAAGATTAAATCCGCCATCGGCAGCAATTCTTGATTCGGGAACTTGAAGAGATCTGTAAAGTTTCTTTTGGAAATACTCTACGTCTGAAAGTTCTCCAAGGTTTTGTCCACCTGGGAGAGTAGTGATCTCTGTACCACGTCCACCTTCTCTTCTGGGAAGCCAGAAGTCTTCCAACATGGACATGTACTTGCGATCATCACGAATTTCTCCAGTATTAGCATCGTAAACTAACTTGTTACGATACCTATTCATAACATCTTTGAGGTACTGCTCGGCCTTAACCTTGGGCAAGTTACCAACATCAATGTAGAAAATTCTTCTTTCTGGAGCACGAGACAATCTGTAGATAACCAGAGAATCTTCAATCATTCGGAGTTGATTGAGAGACTTGATTGCCTTGTGAAGATATGAAAGAACAATAGACTTGTTTCTATCTACCAGACCAGAGGTGCAGTATGTGATTGAATCTTTTGTAAATCTCACTCCTTTTGCATCTCCACCACCAGTCATGTGTGTGGGATACATGTTTTTTGGAGTGTATACAAAATACTCCTCAATCTCTGGAGTTACTCCTCTTGTAATTTGATCTGCGGGATCAATACGATTGTTTAAACTGCTTGATTTAATAGCTCTCTGTTGTTCAGACAGTTTCTTTTCCTGTCTAACATAGCGCATTCTCAAGGCATCGATAAATCTAATCTCTTGAAGGCCTGCTTCGGGATTTTGAAGATCGATAATTTTGTGGTAGTAGATTCTTCCATCTACATACCAGTTTCTAAAAATTTCGTGTGACTTTGCATCAAAGTCGAGAAGATCTTTAATGAACTTAAATTCTTTGCGAATGATCTTTTTAATATCATCGCTAGCGTTTAAATTTTGTAGGTCAACAGAAACGGGAGAATCATTCAGATCGGAGACAATAGCTTCATTGACGATATCTTCAATAGCACTATCACACTCTGGGTGCAGTGACATCTCACGATAGCGTCTGATTAAATCAGCTTCAGTTTTGTAGACACCTTCGATGTCAACATATTGACCATAAAACCCACTAGACAAATAATAGTCAACCCCATCCTCATCACTTTGAGGAACAGGGCTGACTACACCTTTGGGTTTTTTATCGGTGTCTTCAATTGAGAAGCCAAATAGCTTGGGCATTATCTAATTCCGATTTCTACCTTTCTATTTATGCTACGTCAACCAGTGATGTCTCCACCATTTCCGTATGCTTCCCAGTACTGGACTTGAAGTTCAACGGTGAACTCTTCCAGTGTGTCAGAAGAATCATACGAAAGTTCGATCTGGGAAACATTCGTGGGGAACACATCATAGAAACGATATGTTCTGATTGTTTCTCCTTCACGGTTCAGTTGGAATACATAAGCATCCGACTTGTAGTTGAGGGGATTGCTTTCCCCAGTGGCATCTGCTACGTTATTGATAGCATTCATCCACTTTTCAAATGCGCCTCTGATAGCAAAATCGGTATCGTTGATAACGGTAACCGTCCAGGTATCAAAGGTTCTGTCTCCAGCAATCTTGAGGATTCTTCCTCTAAAGGGGATATCGATAGGAGCAACGTTGGAAGCAGGCAGCGCAGCTGCCTTTACCAAGAATCTTGCTTTATCAAGAACATTGTTATCTGCGGGGGCAATACCAGGAAACGCTAATGCTACCTCAAATAGATTAGGTCTGGCACCGCCACCAGTCAGCTTGCTCTTAAAGTCACTGATCTTCCTTAAAGCCGGAGGGTTGAGTTGTTGTCTACTTGCCATTGGGGGACCTCTAGTCTTTTTTGATATTTAAGGAATTAAACGTTTCCGATAACTTCTTCAAAGTCAACTCCGCTGCGAGTGGCAACGAATGTCAGACCGATGAAGTTGATCGAGCGAGCGGGTTTGATGTAAATATCAGCCACGAACTCGTTACTGTCAATTACAGCAGCGGTGTTGTTTGTCTCGTCGCAGATAACGACGAAATCTGTGATACCACGCTTGGATTGAACATCTCTAAGGAAAGGTTCAACCGTATTTACAAAGTTGCTTCTTGTGATCTCATCGTTGAACTCAAAGAGTTGATCCTTGGCCGCGGCAGAAATTGCCTTTTCAAGGAACAGGAACAAACGACGAACGTTAATTCTGTCAAAGGCAGAAGATTTAGCAAGAGCAGTTTTGTCTCCGAAGAGAACAATACCAGAACCAGACTGGAAGATTACAGGGTTGATTCTGTTGCTGTAAAGAACGTCTCTTTGTTGCTGGTTGGGGTTGTAAGGAACCTTAACAGCGTTCAGGATTGTTCCTCTCAGAGTTCCAGCGGGAGAGAACCAGGGGAAGTTGTTGATATCGTTTCTAGCACAGATACCAGCAATGTCTCCATTGAGGGGTACATATCTGAAGGATGCGTTGAAGCGGTCATACATGTACTTGTAACCGCTATCAAAGACAGCATAGGAAGAAGAGGTTAGAGGACCAAAGAATCCAATAACATTGTTCGTGATGTCAACATCAGAGTTTACGGTTACAGAACCAGCAGCTGCATCGTTGATGATTGCTTTTCTGTAGGGCGAAATGAATGCCAGAGCATCCTTTCTTCTTTCTGCAACATCAATTGCTTTCAGAGCAACGGATTGTGCCTCAGCGAGGTTGAGGTTTGCAGATCCCATCAGAACAAAGTCAACGGGATAGTTGTCGGGGTTAGCGAACAACTCAAAACCACCTCTAATGTTAGCAGCGGAAGCGGTCAGACCACCAGAGTTACCAGCGGTATTTGTCAGTCCAGTCTTACCACCGTAGTTAACACCACCAGCAAGTTGCATGTTAGTGTTACCGATACCAGCGAAGATAATGCCTTGAGCATTTTGATCCCAAGCGGTATCTGTAGCAGCAGCCCATGAAGTGTATGTGGTGAATCCAGTTGCTCTGGTTCCAGCGGGTTGACCACCGAGATAGATGTTGTCGGATTGAGCCTTTACATACTTTCTGTAGTAGGAAGCATCGCCAACAGAGAATTCTGCATCGGTTGCCTTGGAAAGCGAAAGGTGCTTCTCAAGGATTGTTCCGACGTTACCAGTGATTTCTCCCTTGTCGTCAATGACAACAACGTGAACTTCGTCGTTCAGAGCAGCTCTTACTCCAGCGTATCCAGAAGTTCCAGGACGCTCAGCAATTTGATTCCAAGCAATAGCGTTTCCGTTGGAAAGAGTAATTTCTTGAGAATCGAACCAGTCAGAAGGTGTTCCATTTCTGAGGTTGCCTGCGAATGTTACAGCAGCACCAGCAGAAATTGTTTCAGCAGTTGTAGATCCAGCACCGATTGTGAACGATGTAACACCACCACTATAAGTTACGCTTCCAACAGAAACTCCTGTGAGAGCAGCGCCGACAGAAACAGAAGAACCAGCAGCAACAACTGCAGAAAGGTCTCCAGTCAGAGTGAAGGTTATTGCTCCAGGACTTGCAATACTTGCAAGAGCCGAAGTTCCATTTGTGATGAAGTCTGTGGATTGACCGTTGCTCTTAATTACCTTGATGCCAGTAGCACCATTTCCACCAGCGAGGAATCTATAGACTCCGTTAGCGGTATAGGTCTTGTTGGTTACAACTCCAGCAGAGGATACATGCTGGGTTACTTTAACTTCGATTGAATTAGATCCAACCTCTGTGATGATACCCTTGAGGTGACCATCGAGAGCAACTGTTCCTCCGATTCCAGGAACAACAGTTCCAGAAGGAATCGCTTGAGATACGCCCATACCAACTGTGAGGTTGGATGTATCTACGCCAGTCAAGATTTGATCACTCTTACCATCAATCATGGCAACTCTCAGGGTATTACCCCAAGAACCAGGATCACGGCTTACAACATCGAAGTTGGTGATAGTGTTATCATCATAACCAAGATCACTATAGTTTTCAGAACTCTTGATCTTTGGACCAGTTCCCCAACCTACGGAACTGTAGAATGCGTTTTTGAGTTCAGAGTCATCTGCTCTTACAACTCTAAGGGCTCCGCCATAGGCAAGGTAGGAAGAACCTACGAGCCAAGTTTCGTATTGTTTGTCGAGATCATACGACTGACCAAAGTTAGCCAACAGGTCTGCTTCATTGGAAACTAAGGTGGGCAGCTCTACGGGTCCTCTTGCGAAAGGACCGACCAAAGCGCCTGTTTTGTCGGATGTGGGATCGATTCTTCCTAGAGTAAGATCTACTTCTCTTACAACAAGGCCAGGAGATGCTAAATTCAGAGGCATCTTAATTCTCCTTCGGGGGTCCAGAATAAGTCTGTAAGTATTTAGAATTTTGATCGCTTCAAGTGGGGAAACGATGCATGAACATACTACCAGTCAGGATATTCCCACTCCAATATCTTTTTTCTTTTCTTTCTAGTTTTAGATACCCTAGAAATTGTACATTGCTTACATTCGTAAGAGTATGCTGAAGAAAATGTAGAACGATTTTTTCTTGTTAGGTAAAAGTCATCCATGAGACTTTTTTTGCCACCACAAGATCTGCAGGTTCTCTGCTGAAATAAAAGATGTTCTAATCCAAATTCTTCATCAAGGCTCATTTATATTCCCACATGAAGGAACGATCTCCATACTCATCAGCATACCATCGATCTCCAGCAGAATCTACAAAACTTTCCTCATCAAAACCATCGGAAAGAAATCCAAATGGTGCCATATCTTGTTCGATTTGATTTTTTTGTTCTTCGTAGATTTTTTTGCGGACATCTTGATCCGTCATTTCTTTAAAGTAATCTTGCGCTACCAACCACGCAAAAATTACCAAGCACATAGCAAGGTCATCATTACAACCTTCTTCTGCTTCAAATGATTGCTTTCTTTGGACAAATGTCGTAAGTTCTGATATAATATCATAGTCTACCGTTAAGATCTTATGATCTTCAACTAGAGTCTTCAGGTTAGAGCAACCTAATTTTTTAACAGCAGAAGTCATTCTTACACCCATCTGAGATTTTTTCCCAGAGAATCCATGTCCAACAATTTGTCCAGCACGACCTCTCATAGAAGCCATTAACATATTGTCATATTCTAAGTCAAAGTGCAAAATACTTGCAACCTGATCTCCAATATCGTTTACCTCACATAAAACCCAACAGTTGTTGTATTGCACTGCCACTTCTTGAATGATGCTTGGAAATAGCATCGGTTTGATCTCATTATTTCTATATTTCGCTACAACTTTATATGGAAATTCGGTAATATCAAATACTAGGAAAGCTGAATAGTCGTTACCAATACCCCTGGCAACGTCAACTGTCATCATATAATTGTGTTCTTCTCTAACTTTCTCAAAGATGTCTAGACCAGCATTACTCTTAATTGGATCTTCATAGACAAGCGATTTTAAAATTGCTGGTGCAATCAATGTATCAACAGATCCTAAGAATTCACACTCAAACTCAACACGGAACTGTGACTCTGAAGTGTTTCTAATTGTTTGTTCTTTCCACGCTTCATCGCGGCCTGGAACTTCAGACCAGTGAACCTCTGTTGGAACATATTCATTTCTTTTTCTTTCTGCATCATGCCAATAACGGTAGAAGTGATTCATACCGTGTGGCGTAGACACCATAATTACTTTGGTGTTTTGGCCAGAAGAAATAGTAGGATAAACAGAGGCAAAGAATTGGTCAGCAATGTGATTCGGGATGAACGCGAACTCGTCAAGAAAGATGATATTATAGGATCCGCCTCGCACAGCAGATGCAGACGTAGATGCTGCAAGAATCTTTGATCCATTTTCCAGTTCGACACTACCTTTATTCCATACAATGATACCTTGCTGCATCCACTTGGGCAAGTTTTCGTAAGCAAGTTGCAATCTTGACAAAAGGTCTCTAGCAGTCGAGGCTTTGTTTGCTAGGATAGCAATGTTTACGTTATCATTGAAAATTGCATAGTGCAAAAGATATGATACACACGTCGTAGACTTACCAGTCTGTCGTGGCATCTTACAGATATTAAATCTATGTTTGTGGAAATTACGAATCAGGTTTTCTTGGAACGGATACATCTTAAAAGGCACAAGACCTTCGTCCAGAGAAACAATTTGAATATGGTTTCTCGCAAAATATACTGGGTCTTCTTTACACTTAATAAACTCCTGAATTTGTTCAGGAGTAAAATTAATTTTTGTATGTGCTTTTTTTAGATTAGGATTACCAAGATAGATATCATCCATTTATTTCAAATCAAAGTTCCATGTTGTCTGCGAATCTCTCGCAGTTCTTCAAAATTCTTTTGTTTTGTACCTCCGTCGTATGCCCAAGCATACCCCTCTTCAATCATCATTTCGTTGAGTGAGACTTCGGCGTCTCCAATGTAGAGCCACCCGAGAAGACGCCCATATTTACCCACACCGCCAACAAGCTCAGTACGGATAACGAGATCATCGTCGCCACTGATAGCACCTTCAAGTTTCTCCGTAAGCCAGTTGGTGGCATCGTACCCCAATACTTTTTCTTCATCAGAAGTAGTTCGTTTTTCGGGGGTGTCAACACCAGCAACTCTAACTCTTTCTTTTTTATAAAGATCAAAACCGAGATCAATCGTGACATCGATAGTGTCTCCGTCGAGTACTCTATCTATACTAGTGACCCTAAAGTTGTAACAACTCTTACGAGAGGGTGGTTTCAGTGCTCCCATCTTTTCGGTGAAATCCTTCTGGTTCAGTATTATGTATCCAAGTTTTTAACTTCGAAACATATAACCTAAGAGTTTCAGCTTGATTCAGATGAAATGGATCTTTGGTTTCAACATAAAGTTTGTTGTGGAGATCAACGGCATCAAGGCACCTCTTTATTATAGGGTTCCACGGTTCCCTAAAAGAAGTATTCCATTCTCGTGCCATATATTTACTTTTTCTTACCCCCGTTCTTAGCCTTCTTTGCAGTCGCGTTGCCTTGATTCTGCTTGCTCTGACCCTTCTTGCCCTTGTTCGCGGACTTGGCCATCTTCTTGCATCTCCTTAGACGCCATAATCAATATATAGGCGACACAGTAAGCTGTAAATGCTAATCCGCAACACAAAAGAATGATTACGCTCCAAACTATTTCAACGTCTGTGGACATAGTATATACCTAAAATCGGAACAACGATAAGAAGATAACACAAAAATCCTAGAGACCATGGATTATTTAAAACCGCGTATGCAAAATGCCCCATTAGTGTGCAGTGCCGTTTCCTTTATAATCATCACTATCATAATAACCACCCTTGCGAGATCCAAAGTATAGGGTTGTTAATACAAAAGGCACTGCAATAATAAACAGAGCCCGTCCAAGTAATTGTTCCATTAGTCTCCAGAGTTCAATTCGTTCAGGTAATCGATCCACCACTGTGGATCTTTTTGTCTTTTCCACTGTGGAACTTCTAATCCTTTTTCTGAATAATATTCGAGAAGAGCATCATTGATAATCTGTGCTATCTCCATATTCCTCGTCCTCTTCATCAACGTCTTCATATGGGTTTGCCACATAGGGTCCATGTGGTTTTTTGGATTCGGCTCGGACATAAGATCTCTCAGATTCTATACCTAAAAACCATACCGATAGTTTCATTACTATGTAGATAATCCCGAGCGGGGCAAAACAAA